GTTGACCCGGGTCGCCGTGTTCGTCGCGACGGCCTTCAGGTAGTTGACCGTCCGGTCGACGTCGTAGGTGTCCGGGTCGATGCCGGCGTCCTCGAGCGTCTTCCGGGCAGCGTCGACCGTCAGCGGCGTGCCGGAGGCGAGGAGATCGGAGGCGAGCTCCTTGACCCACCGCTCCTCATCCCACCAGTCGGCCTTCGCGCGCGTCGTGAGCTGCTTGAGGACCTCCCGCGACTGCCGCTCGAAGAACGCAGCGAACACGTCCCGGACGCTGTTCACCTGCTTCGGGGTGGCGCGCTGCTTTGCGAGCAGCATCCGCTTCCCCTTCAGCGGACGCTGCGGAGCCGACTGCGTGCCCGACGCAGCGCCTCCGTCTTGCGGGGAAGCCTGCCCGCCGACGAGGACGTTCAGTGGCGTGACGAGCTGCGCCGCGTCTCCGCCGAGCGCCGACATGTTGTTCCGCGCACGCGCCTCGTCGGCGGTCATCCACGGACGTCCCACAGAAGTCGAGAGGACCGATGCCTGCTCCTCGAAGGAACCCTGCAGCTTTTCGCCGATGTTGAACTCGACGTACACGCCTTCCTCGGTGCTGACCTGCGGCACGAGGAACGCATTCAGTCGGTCCTCAATCTGTGCGATCAGCGGACCGAGGGTCTCGGTGTACAGCATTCGGCGGAACTCGCGCACGTTCGAGAAGTTCGCGTTGTCGAGCTGGCCGACCATCGTGGGGTTCACGTGGTAGACCGAGGCGACCGTCGCGATGGCGAGCTTCGCCGACTCGATGTACTCCTCCTCGCGGGCGGTGAAGCCCACCCGCTTCATCTCGATGCCGTCCTCGAGCAGAGGCGTACCGCCGGCCTTCGAACCGGACGCGGTGAACTCCTTGAAGGACTCGACGAACCGGTTCCGGGCCACCGGGTCCCACTTCTGTCCCGCGGGGCGGCTCAGGTACGTGCCGACGCGGCCGCCGCGCTTCCACATCTGCAGGCGGAACTCCTGAGCGCTGATTTGCTCCGCAAGCGTCTGCTTCAGCGCCTCGATTGGCGGGGTGCCCGTCGTACGCGACAGCGGCGACCAGCCGGTGAATGTGATCATCGCCGACGCCGGGACTGTGAACTGCTGTTCGCCTGGAGGGGCGATCACCCACTTCTCCGGGCAGAAGAAGTCGCCGCCCTCCTTGCCGACCACCCACGGCGCCGGCACCGACCGGATCGACCAGCCCGACGGGGCGTCGTCGTCCGGGCCGAGAGCCCAGTACGCACGGTCGTACAGGTCGAGCATCGCGACGAGGTCGTAGACCAGCTCGAACGTCGTCTGGTGTGCGTTCGGCCGGCCGAGCAGCTGCGCCACCGGGTTGTCGCGCACCCGCTCCCGGCTCTCCCCCACACGCTGGAACGTGTGCAGCCCCAGTTGGGCGACGTTCCGAGCACGGAACGACACCACGGACCGAAGCGCAGGCTGCGTGCGCCACATGTCTTCCGGTGTGCGGTTCAGCACCGAGCTCGTGAGTGCGTTGATGTACTCGACGGGCACGTTCGGGTGGAGTTCGTTCGTCACGCCGCGGATGAAGTCCAGCAGTCCCACTGCGCCTCCCAGCGATCAGAGCACGAGAACGCCTGCGCCCTCGTCGTCGTACGCGGAGCTCGACGGCTCCGGGTTGGTGTTGAGCAACCACACGGCACCGATGGCGGCGACGAGGGGTGCAGCATCTTCCGGTGAACGGGTTCGGTCGATCAGCCAGCCGTCTCCCGCAGGCTTGATCACTGCTGATGTCGCGGCGACGTCCAGCGACGGCTGCATACCGTGCGTGAGGGCGAGGACGGGTTCGCGGAGCTCGTCGTCGTCGGGCGGGACGATCGCCTGCCGAAGGGCGTCGAACATGATTCCCGAGCCGCGCGCGAGGTCCGGCCCTTGCCATGGAGTGACCTCGGACCATGGCGGGTTCTTCACCTGGTCTAGATCCGCGATCAGGGATGACACGGGGGCTCCGTTGAACTGCAGGGTGATGTGCTCGGGCTTGACTCGTCGAGATGATGAAGTCAGCCACGGGATGACCCACTGCGTGCCTGCACCCTGCGCAGCTATCTCCACTCGGCGTCGGCCTTCTGTGTCCCAGAAGGCGATGGCGATGTACGCCATGGTGCGATCATGCGAGACGTCGACGCAGTACGTTGCCGTGCGGTTTTCGTCTCGCGAGACAGCCGCTACGCGGGCTGCCGCCCATGCCCCGGTTGGGAATGGGCCGCTGCCGCCACCGTTGACGAACTGGCAGAGAACCTCGGTGCGGAAGTCGTACTCGGTGTCGGAAACGGCTGCTGTCGCGATGGCGCGCTCGTCGAGCTCGGTGTAGCCGAGGCTCGGGTTGGATTCGGCCCATCCTTCGCGGTCCCAGATGTTCCGGGGCATGCCGTCGACTTCCCCAGCGGACCATTCGAACAGTCCGATGGAGTTGACGTCGAGGTTCTGCTTCAGGTCGTCGGGGATCGCGTCGAGAGTGTCGCCTGCGATGACGGAGAGGGCGACGTCGCGGAGGTGCCTGAGGAGTACTGACTGGCTGTCGCCCGCGTTCGAGACTCCCCACACCTGCGCGCGCTTGCGTGCCATGGTGGTCTTCGAGGTTGCGGACCAGGATTTGAAGTCCTGGTGCTCACGTAGCTCGTCGAAGATGACCAGATCGCCGGAGAATCCGCGGCCACCGCGACGGTTGGTCGAGGCAATCTTGAACGTCTCGCCGCCGTCGAGCTTGAAGAGCTCAGAGCCCTTGCCCTCAGTGTGCTTGGCGACTTCGTCGGCGAGCTCGGGGATCTCGTTGCCGACGGCACAGACTTCATCCCAAGCCTTGCGAGCGTGGTCAAGCGAGATGTGCGTTTCGATGACCATCTTCGCGCCGTCTTGGAAGAGGCGCCAGAGGACGAGTGCAGTGAGCAGGGTGCTCTTGCCGTTCTGTCGTGCGACGAGCAGAAGGACGATACGGAACCGGAACACCATGTCGGGTCCGGGCAGAAGCTCGAGCGTGTGAATGAGGAGCCAGCGCTGCCACTCGAGCAGACGGGGGAAGAGGCCGAGGGTGTAGTCGGGGTCGTCGGAAGTGAGGGCGATCTCCTCGAGGCGATCTCGGACCCAGTCCGCGAACTTGATCACGTCGTAGCCGAGGCTGGTCGTGGGGTTCAGCTTCCGCAGCGGCGGCGTGAAGATGCGAGGTGTCTGGTGACCGAGCAGTCGCTTAGCGGCCGGCGCGCTTCTTCGGCCGTTCGAACTTCGAGACGGTCGCGCCGGCGGGCGGCTGGTCGGTGCGGTCGCCGTCATCGTCGCCTCCCCCGGTTCGAGCAACCGCCCGGAGGGAACGCAGCTCGTGCTGCTGCCGGACGATCGGGTTGCCGCCGAGCGCCTGCAGTGCGGAAGTGAGTGCGCGATGCGCGGAGAGGGCCCGGATGTAGTCGCCGTCGTCTTCGAGGCGATCGCAGAAGGAGGCGAGCTTGCGGACCTGCGATGTTGCCGCGTCGTCGGAGGCGGTCAGCCACTTCATCGCGGCGAGGGAGCGCTCAACTGCCTCGGTCATGTACTGCGTTGCGGACGGGTTGCGGGCATCCGCAACCATCTGCTTCGCAGCCTCACGCGCGGCGCGGTTCTTCGCACGCTGAATCCGCTTCCGATCAGCGTCTTTCCGCTTTCGCTCCTCCGAGGTCATCGCCATGACGATCACCTCGCTCTGCGGACGGCGGACACGCGTTTTCGGCGTTTGAATGCTGGGTGGGGGAAACCACTCCCGGCGGTTGGGCTCGTGCTCGCCCTCCTGGCGATCTGACCGCCCCTACCCCCCAGAGGTTCAGGTGGTGGCTGCGATGCGCGCAGCGATGAACTGGTCGCCGTTTTTGATCGACACCATGTTCCCCACTCGGTGGGTGTAGACGTGGCGGCCGTCGGAGTCGAGTCGGATGAGGTCGTAGAGGGGCGCGTCCAGCCCCGCGGCACGGAGGACCGATGAGACACCGTGGTGTCCGGGCTCCATGGGAACGGACTCACCGTCGACCGTCACGGAAGACGACGAAGAGTCGCGCTCCCGCTGGGCCTGCACCATCAGTCCGTCGTCGATGGTGACGTGCTCGGCGATGAGGGTCAGGTTCACCGTGCCGGGCTCGTTCGGGTCCGTCGTCGTCGTGATCGGCTCGGCTGCCAGGTACCAGGCGAACTCTTCACCGTCGATGGTGAGCGTCACCGTCTTCCCGCGGCGCTTCACGTCGATGGTCTTCGCGAGCTTCGGCATCAGATGCCTCCCGCGATGGTGAGCGCTGCCAAGAGGGTCGAGCCGACGATGACGAGGCCGACCGTCATGGTGCGTGCGGCGTCGGCTGGGGTGAGTGGCTTGCGGGGCTTCCCGACGTTCGCGATGGTGAGCAGGAGGCCCAGGAGCATGTACCCGGTGAGGATGAACAGCAGGGTGGCGAGGACGACGGGCATCAGATGGCCCCGCGGCGCAGAGCGAAGTTCGCCTGCTCAGCCACCGAGTGCGGGTTCGTGGCCGGGTGCACGCTCAGTTCGATGTGTTGCTTCCGGTTGTCCGGTGCGAGCTGGTCGGCGGCCACGCGCAGGGCGACCGCGAGGTTGCGGTCGACTCCCTTGCGGTCGACGACGATGTCGGCGCCGTTGAACGTGGGGCTCACGGTGATGGGGATGTCGATGGTCATGATGTCCGCGGGGTCGCCGTCGCCGATGCGGACGGAGACAGTGGCGGTGATGCTGCCGAGGGTGCTTCGCATGGTGGGACTCCTTGCTCGGTGGGCCAGCGGTTGCTGCGGGTGCGGTGGCAGGTGCAGACCTGCTCACCGTGGGTGCACACCGTCCACCCCGTGGGTGATGACCGTGTACCGGGTGTCGATGAGGGCGGCCAGATACCGGGTGGTGCGGTTGATCTCGGCGGTGAGGTCGGCGTGCGCCCGGTCCAGGGCGGCCGGCGTCCACGTGTGCAGGTGGTCGGGGAGTTCGCCGCGGGTGTGCCGGTTCAGGAGGTGGTGTCCGGTGGCGCCGAGGACGGAGTGCGTGAGGCCGCCGTGCTCAACGCTGGTCCGACGCCCGAATTGATCGAGCGGCTGACTGGCGGAGCAAGTCGGGGTGTCGCAGATCACCATGCCTCGGAGGTGATGCCGAGTCCGGGCCGGAGGGAGCCCGCACCCTTGTTCCGATTGCAGCGGTGGTGAGACGGCTTCCGATTCGACGGCTCGAACTCGAGCTCGGGATGCGCCTTCACCGACAGGACGTGGTCGAGCTCGAATGCGTCGGGGGTGTTCGCCTCAGCGTTCCAGTCGATCGTGTTCTGTCCGCAGATGTGGCAAGCCTCGTTGGTCACCATCCATCGGCTGCGCTCTTCCTGCCTCATCTGCCGGTGTCGAGAATTGCCGCCGCGGGGCATCGTCACTCCGATCGGCCAGGGAACTACCCCGCGATCAACGCCCTGTCGAGTTCCCTCAGTGTGTGTGGGCGGTCGCGGGTGACTGGGAAGCACCGTAAGCGGTGCGAGGTTCGCTGCTGTGGCCCGAAACAGAAGAAGCCACCCAGTTTCGATCACCGGGTGGCTGTTCGGGCAGTAGGCACAGTTGTAGTGCGTGGTGGTGAAGCTAGCACACGATCAGAGGCGTCCGTGCAACTTCTTCGCAAGACGGCGTGTCTTGCCGGGTACCCCGACCAGACACACGTGTACCCCGGTTGCTGTGGCATCCGGGGTACTGGGCCGTGCTGAGGGAGAGTTCCGTACCCCGATCAGGAGCCGTAGAGGGCTGCGCGGAGACGGATCATCTGCATGATGTCGTCGAGTTCGTCCTCGTCCCACTCCGACTCGCACCAGTGGCATCGGAGGACGAGGGGTTCCTCTGGGCGGTAGCGGACGTACAGCGCTGAGGTGCGATCGCCGAAGCGGGTGTCGGTGTACCACCATCGTTCGCCGCACTCGGGGTTCGGGCAGTTCGCCTGGATCTCCTTCACCCTGGGCGGGTCGAGGAGGTTGCGGACGCGCTCGGTCATGGCGGTGAGGCGGCGGCGTTGGGTGTCGCGTTGGACTTCGGTGATCTCACCGCGTCGGTCGGCGAGGTCCCAGATGCGGTGCCATGCGCGCAGGTTCTCGGGGACGTCGTCGGTGGGCCGCTGGTCGGTTGCCTGGTTGAACATGCTGCCGATGCGGCCGGAGATGTCTTCCCATGCCTCGAAAGCGCTGAGGTTCAGGGCGGAGTGCTGGGACGCCATGGTGCGGCCTGAGGCGGTCCCGCCTGACGATGAGCCGACGGCGGATCGAAGCTGCACGAGGAGGGCGTCCTGGCGCTTCGTGCGTCCGTCGACCCATCCGAGGTGCTCGTCGGCGAGGATCTCCACGAGCTGCTGGATGGTGCGCTGCATCATCGGTCGGTGTCCTCACTGCGGCGAGCGCCGTTCTTCGTGGGTGGTGGGGTGTTGGGGGTGAGGGCGGTTCGTGCGGTGGCGACCATGCGGAGGTACATGTCGCGGATCTGTTCGTAGTCGCCTTGGTGGTGGTTGGCGCGGTCTGTGAGGTAGGCCCAGTTCTCGTCGGGTTCGCTGACGGAGTCCCACATGAGGCGGGCGATGGTGTCGTCGTCGGGGAGGGTGTTGTGTGCGATGTCGGCGGCTTCGGCGGCGAGTTCCGTGTCGAGTGCGGCCTGGGCGAGGTCGTTGAGTTCGGTGCGGGCTCGGTCGAGCTTCGCTTCCACGCGTTGCCGTCGGTACCGTTCGGCTTCGTACATGCCCTGGGCTGTGGCGAGCTTGTGCTTGAGGAGGTTGATGGCTCGTTGCTGGTTGTTGGCGTCGGTGCGGGACATCAGCCGCCTGCCACGATGATGTTCGCTGCGTCGATGCAGGCGTTGCAGATGGGGTGTCGTTGCGGGTCTCGGGTTGGGACCCAGCGGTAGCCGCAGAGGGCGGTGACCTCGAGGCCGAACACGCGGGCCTCAGTGAGCCACGCCTCGGTGTTGTCCTTGTCGTCCGGGCAGTTGACGATATGAGTCAGGGCTGAGTCGTCGGTGGCGATGGGTGATGCGTAGAGCTGCTCGACGGTCTGCATCAGTCGGTCCCTTCCGTGCTGCGGCGAGCGCTGTCGGTGATGTGGGTGATCTGGTACCCGGCGTCGTGGAGGAGGCGGATGAAGGTGGTGGGGCTGCTGGTGTCGTCGGCCTGGTGCATGGCTTTCCAGGCGACGGTGCGTTGCTGGTCGTCGGTGAGCTGGCGTGCGTAGGGCTGTTCGTGGAGTTCGTCAGCGATCTGGCCGGTGCCGACGATGAGGTGTGCGGTGAGGGAGCGGATGCTGAGGGCGATGGCCTGTGCGGCGCCGATCTGGGCGACCTGCAGGACGGAGGCGTCGGGGTTGCTGCCCCATGGGGAGTCGGGGTCCTCGGTGCCGTTGCGGTACGCGTCGGTGATGAGGTTGCTGACGGTCTCGAGGGCAGTGGTGACGGCCTTGTCGTGGTCGCGGAGGTTCTTGCGGGTGCGGGCGTCGTTCACGAGGTCTGCTCCGTTCCGGTGTGCTCGTCGAGGATGACCAGTGACGGTTCAGCACCGAGCATCCGAGCGTTGAGGTGGCTGCGGACTGACGGTTGCGGGGAGAGCGCGTAGGGAGAACGGCGGTGCAAGCGGGCGAATCCGGGCCGGAGCGTTGCCGCCATGCTGCTGAACGCCTTGCCGAGGGCGCGCATCGCGAGGACGAAGTCGCTGATCGGTCGAGTGTTGAGCTGCAGACGCCGGTGCCGGCGTCGGCTGGCGCGGGCGTTCATGCGGGGGAAGTGCTCACGGGTGCGGGGCTTCTGTCCACTGCTCATGAGAGTCGTCGGTCCTTCCTGGGGCGTCCCGAACCGTCGGGGCGGGGTGTGGGCGAGTCGAGGCCGAGGACGTCGCCTCGGTAGCGAGTGACGGTCGACTGTGCGCAGCCGAGGTGGGAGGCGATGCGGTTGTCGGACCAGCCGGCGGCGTTGAGACGGCGGATGGTGTCAGCGTCCGGAGCGAGGTCTCTACGCTTCGGGGTCATCGCGCGGCGGCGGACGGACGGGTCGAGCTCGGCGTACTGGCGGAGCACCTCAGCGAGGACGTCGGGGATGCTGACGTGGAGGCGCTTCGCGAGGGCTTCATAGAAGCGCCAGTGCCGCTCCCCCAATCGCACGTCCTCACCCATCGCGCCGGCCATGAACCGGGTCATCGTGTGAGGGTCGGCGCGAGGGCGAACAGGACCAGGAACGCGACGGCGATCGACACGGAGATCGTGCACACCACGGGGCGTTCACGGAAGTCCGCATCGACGTCGGCGGCGATCGACACGACCTCGGCGACGACGGTGCGGACCATCATGATGAGTGCCCGGATCATGAGGTGACCTGCACCAAAGCGGTGTCGTAAATGGTCTGTCCCTCGGTCTCCGAGAGGAGCCGAGTCGTCTTCACTCCCCTGGCGTTCACCCGGTGAGTGATCTCCACCAGCGGGCCGACGACGACCTCGTCCTGGATGTGGATGTGCTTGCCGAGGGCGTCGGTGCCGAGATCTCCGGCGTAGCACTTGCGTTCGTCAGCCACGGTCGGCTCCTTGCGTTCGGGTGGTGTGGAGACTGTCGAGGGGTCGGCAGTCGCGGCATGGGGTGAGGCCGGTGCGCTGCATCGCGCGCTGGACGTCCTCGCGGGATCGGGTGCCGGATCCGAGCCAGGAACGACCGAGGCGACGGGGCGCCCAGAGGCACCCCTCGACGTGGACCGTCGTTGCGTTCACGCGGAGGTCGCTCACGTCGGGTTGCCTTCGTGGACCACCGTGAGCGGCAGCAGCCAGGCCGCGGTGGCGTGGTCGATGTACCCGGAGTCGGCGGTCTCGGTCGGCTTGATCTGGAACGCCTGTCCGGGGCCGTTGACGACGACAGCCCCCGCACGGAGTGCGAGGGCTTCGTCTCGGGTGGTGATGACCCGGCCAGCGATGGACGCTGCTGCGAGACCACGGTTCATCGCCCGCTCGACCGCGAGAGCGGCGTCGAGGTCGCTGATGGTGGTCGCGGCTCGGTCGAGCATGTCGGCGGATGCCTTGAGGCCGATCGTGCGCTGCATCGCGGCGGTGTTGCCGAGGGTGGCGATGAGTTCCGTGGTCTGCGGATTGGGCATGATTCGATAGTCCGGACGCCATCTGACAGGGCAGACCAACAACCTGCGACGACACGCCGCCGACTTCTCGGCTTCTGTCAGAGCACCAGCTTCACCGTGTCGACTTCACGGACGGTCGGCGCTTCCCCCTTCCCGGGGCCCTGTGCGATGAGCAGTTGCCGCCATGTCGGGCCCTCGACGTAGTGCTTCGGAGTCGGTGCTGGTCGGTACCCGACGAGGGTGCCGGCGGCCGGGCCGACCATGCCGTCGTAGCGATCGGTGACCTCGATGCGGCAGCCGATGTGCTGCGGTCCGAGCTGGTGCACCTTGATCGCGACGACTTCGGCGAGCGCCGTGGGTGTGTGCTGCTGGGTGGTTGAGGGTGTGGTGCGGTTCCTCTGGCGGTTGCGGCTCATGCGGGGGTGGTGGTCTGTGTGGCGGTGTACTCGTTGAGGAGCCGTGCTCTGACTTCGTCTTCGGTGCCGCGGCGGGTGGTGTGGATGCAGGGCCATTCGGTGACGGGTGCCCAGTCGGTTTCGTCTTCGCCGGCCATGCAGCCTTCGCAGGCGACCATCGGCGTCAGGGGGCAGTTGTCGGGGTCGTCGTGTTCGCATTCGTACTCGAGGCAGTCGGGTGCGATGGTGTCGACGACGTAGGGGGTGTGCTGGCTCATACGGGCTATGCCTCCTCGGCGGCGTGCGGGCAGGGTGTGGTGAAGAGTTCGCCGATGCGGCGGAGTTCGTCCTTCGTGGCTCCGCGGACCGTCCAGCCCTCCTTGAGCTCGCGGTCCCGGTCGCGCTTGAGCGGCGTGAGGAGCTTGTGCGCTGCCTCGGCCGTCGGGCGCTTGATTCCTCCGATCGCTGACCCGTCGATGCAGCCGCATGGCTTCACGAGGAACCAGTGGGTTGGGATGGTGAAGGTCGCTGTGCTGGTGTCGGTCATGCTGTGGGTTCCTCTCGGTGGTGGACGGCTTGGGCGATGCGGCCCGTGCCGTGACAGGCGGTGCATGTGCCTCGGTCGTGTTCGCCGAGGCCGCAGCAGCAGGGGCAGGTGGTGGTGCGGGAGCCGACGGTGATCATCAGATCGACCCGGCGAGACCGAACTCGGGCAACTCTGGGCTGCCGTCGAGTAGGCCCCACAGGTGAAGGGCGTTCGGGTGGATGTTCACGTGCCGGGACCGGGGTGCGAAGACCTGGTAGGCGTAGCCGGTGTCACCCCACACCGCGTGGTGAAGCATCACCAGGTCGTCGTAGGACGGCATCCGGTCCGGGCGACTCAGGGAGGCGTGCACACGGTCCTCGCGATCGGACTCCCCCGCGGCGCCGAGGGTCACGATCACGCGCGCCTTCTCACGGGCCAGGTCGTACGCGAAGCCGTAGCCGGTCGGGCCGAACGGGAGCAGGGTGCCCGCCTTCGCTATGCGCCGCAGAATGCCCTTGACGTCGAGAACGGACCGCGGCGAGCGCTGCCGGTCGTCAGGCATGGGTGTCGCCGCTCTCGATGGCGAGGAGGCGGGTGCGGAGCTGCGTGTAGGAGTCGGGTCCTGTGCCGTCGGGGTGGTTCTGCTGTCCCCACTTCGTGTTCTGGCGTTCGCGTTCGGCGCGGACGTCGGTGGCGACGGTGCGGCCGGGGTCGATGGCGTCGAGGAGGGCGAGGCGGTCGGGGAAGTACCGGTAGACGGTGCCGATGCTGCGGCCGGAGATCACTGCGACGTCGGCGGTGGTGAAGCGGTCGTAGCCGTAGGTGGTGGCGGCCACCCGGGCGGCGTCAGTGAGCGCTGCGAGCGTGGCCGACGAGCGGGCCTGCTGCGGTGTGTTGCGGAGTTCGAGCGTCATCGGTGGGTCTCCTGGTTCGGGTTGGTGGGACGGCACCACGTGTAGAGGGCGGTCCCGGACTGGGTCCAGCGGTCAGCGATCGGGCCGACTGCGGGTTCGTAGGTGTGGTCAACGCCGGCCTCGCGGACGACGTACGGGTCGGTGGGGTCGGTGATGGGGACGCGGGTGCCGTCGGCAGGGCCGCCGTCGAGGAGGGCGTACTGCGGGTTCACGCGGTCCTCCGGGGTGCGTGGTTGGCGGGGATGCCGAGACGGCGCCGACGAGTCGCGACGGTGGCGTTCGTCAGGCCGAGGCGGCGAGCGATGTCGCGGTCGGTGAGTCCGAGGCGGGTCAGGGTCTCGATCGAATCGGGGCCGGACGCTCCGACTCCGGCGACAGCACGACCGGAGTTGAGGAGGAACTCGGGCAGGGTCATGCCGCGTCGTTCGGCGGCGGCCACCAGGCGGAAGAGCTCGTGCGAGGGGACCTCGACGTGAGCGACGGAGACGATCATCAGTCGCCCCAGTCGAAGTCGAGGCCCTGCGCGTGGTCCTTCCGGATCCGCTTCTCGATGAGCGGCAGGTAGTCCGCCTCCCGCTCGATCGCGATGACGTCGAACCCCTCGCGAAGGCATGCTTCGACGGTGGTTCCGGATCCCGCGAACGGTTCGAGGACCGTGCCGCCCTTCGGGGTGACCAGCCGGACGAGCCACTGCATCAGCTCGAGCGGCTTCACCGTCGGGTGCGCGACACCGTCGACCACCGGACGCTCCGACGTCGGGGCCTTCGCCTCGTATCGGAACGTCGGGAACATGCGCGACGCGCCACCACGCTCGCCGCCGTAGAACGGTGTCGAGTCGACGCCGTTGCGAGCCCCGTAGGCAGCGGACGCGCCGGTCGCCCCGGTGAGCGATGGTCCGGATGCCGGGCCGCTGCCGCCAGTGTCCGGGGCCTGTCGATCGAGCTCGGCGGCCTGCGTCTCATCGAGCAGGACGTTCGCCGGCCAGCGACCGAGCTCTTCGCCTGGGCGCTCTTCGCGGTACCGCTCGGGTGTCGTCCGGCTCTCGACCTTGCCAGCAGCTTGGGATTCGGCCGCGGTGCGCTTCTGCAAGTGCGCTGTCGACCCCTGCCGACGCGCAACTGTCGGGTTGTCACCCGGGACTCGTGTCGTGTTGATGTTCAGCGCACCGGTTCCATGCGCGAGCACGTTCGCTGCAACCGTGCCGGTGAGCGGCTTCCGCGCGACGACGATCGGCTCGAATGCCGGCTTGAGTGCGGTACCCCAGCCCTGCCACTCGGGCAGGGCTTTCCCGACGTCGAGTGACTTCGGGAAGCCGGAGCCGTAGAGCCAGGCGATCGAGTCACGGATGTCGAACCCGGCGTCCTCAATGCCGGCAGCGAGGCGGTGCCAGGTGCGAGACCCGCCGAACGCGATGAGGTGACCGCCGGGCTTGAGAATCCTCAGGCACTCGACCGACCACTCCTCGCACCAACCCTGGAAGCCACCCGGATGTGAGTCGTAGTCGTCCCACCCCTTCCCCATGAACCCGCCAACGCCGTTGCCGGTGCTGATTCGCGATCGACCGTACGGAGAGTCGAGGTTGACCGACGCCGAGCCGGTCCCGCCCCTCTTGCCGGCGGTCAGGTTGTAGGGCGGGTCGGTGACGACGGCGTGCACGGACTCGTCGGGGAGCTCGCGAAGGACGTCGAGGCAGTCGCCGTGGAAGAGGGTCACGCCGGCGCCTTCGTAGTGCGGGTCAGTCACGATCGCCTCTCGGGAGTGCGTAGTCCTTGCCCTGGCCGCGAACGGGTTCGAGGGCGACGGGTGAGGTACGGCGGGTGCCGAAGTCGGGGTCGAATCCGGCGGCGATGATCTCGTCTCGGTACGCCGCCTTGAACTCCGCGCGGGCCTTCGGGTCGTCGTGCCGGCCGATCAGAATCGCCATGCAAGCGTCGGAGGGGCGAGGCGGGTAGCCGGTGGTGTCGGTGACGGGCATCAGGACGCTCCGCTCGTCGTCGCGCCGCTGATGGCTGCGAGGTCCTGGGAGTCGTAGAGGTCGCGGATCTCGTCGGGTGTCGTCCTCAGAGTGCGGATGACGTAGGCATCGGTGTTCCGCACTTCGTCCTTGGCTCGCTGGATGATGCTCTCGACGAGGATGACGGCGGCGTTCGGTGACAGTGGTCCGATGGTCTCGACAGTGCTGGCGAGCATCGCTCCGAGCCGACCGAGATTGCCGATCCCGGCACGTCGGGCCTTGGCGAGGACGAACTCTGGGATCTGGTCATCCGTCCAGAGCCTCGCGGTTGCTACCGGACGGACTTCGAGCTGTTGAGTCATGTCCGGTCCAGAGGTGGGACTGGGACTGGGACTGGGGGTAACCGTGACAGGGGTGATACTCGGTCCGTTACTCCCGGAGGAAGTCACGCCGTTACGTTCGTCATGTTCGGCCTCGCGTTTCGCTCGGTCGCGTGCTCGCTTCTCGGCCTGGCGCACACGGTTCCGCTCGCGTTCACGGTCTCGGCGCTCCGTCTCCTCTTCTGCAGTGCCGTTGCCAGCGGCGTGCGTCCAGTCGTGGAACATGTAGCCGGCCTCGCCGTCGCGGGCTTCGTGCTCCCACAGGCCGACCTTGAGGAGCTTCTTGATCTCCGCGGGGCTGCCGATGGTGCGGGCCGCTTCGTGCGAGAGCCAGCCGCCGGATGCGGCGCCCTTGCACCAGGCTCCGGCGCGCGTCCAGAGACCGATGGCGGCGTTGCCGGCGGCGATGAACTTGGGGTGGAAGGGGGCTTGGTCGTCTACCGGGAAGTACGGCATCAGGCGTCCTTGGGGGTGTTCGAAGTGACGATGTCGCGGGACCAGCGCTTGTGCGCCGCCTGCGGGGTCTTGCCCGTCGCGCGGGCGATGTCGGACCACGACTTGCCCATGGCCCGCTGGCCGTCTACCGCGTGCTGGATTGCGGAGGAGAGCACGTCGGACAGGTTCAGGAGCCCTTCGAGCTCGTGCTCGTCGGCGTCAGCGACGCGGCGACCGGCGGCGACGATGAACCGGCGTGCTGCGGAGAGGTACTCGGACGTCTCGCGGTAGCGCTTGCGGCGGCTCATGCGCGACCACCCTCAGACGTGGATTCAGCGTCAACCTTGGGTTGATGCAGGAATGACGTAATCCGATCAACGGCATGCGGCCCGTAGACGCGGGTGCGGAAGCAGTGCCCGGCCTCCAGTTCGTACCAGCCGTCCCAGTACCGGACGGGCACGGCGACGGGGTCGACGTGCGCCCGGTTGCGGGGCAGCTTCCAGCCGTTCCGGCGGCAGGTCTCTGCGAAGTCTGCGGACGACTCGGCGAGGGTGTTGTGCTTGATGCACATCGTGATCAGGTACGACGGGTCGTCGAAGAGCGCGGACCCGCCCGCGCCACGTCCGACGCGGTGCTGGACGGAGACGGAGCCTTCGCAGGGCGAGTCGTAGCCGGCGTCGGTCTGCGCGACGACGCATCGGTAGTCGTCTCGAAGGTAGAGCGCTTCGCGGATGCTGTTGACGGCATCGCGTGAGCGCTGGCCGATGCTCGTGCGCTTACCCACGACGATCGGCCCGGTCCGCGTAGATTGCTTCGGTGGCGTTGTCGGTGAGCTGCTTCGCGAGGACAGCAGCGTCCAACGGCTCGAGGAGCACTTCGTCGACTCCGACCTGAAGGCGGACGACGTGCCCTGAGCCGATGACCGCCCGGACGCCGACGGCGACGTTGTCGAGCTCAGCCATGGTGGGTGCCGCTCTTCGTGATGTGCAGGTGGAAGACAGCGTGGAAGTCGTCGGAGCAGCGGCGGCAGCGGTCGCAACGCCAGATGGGCATGGGTCCGGTCGGGTCGGGGCTGCTGCTGAGCGCGACGGTGGCTGCAGCGTGGGCCTGGCAGAGCGGCTTCACGTAGTCGCAGTGCACGCAGATCTGGTCGTAGGACGCGACGGTGCTGCACTCGTTGGTGGCGCCCCACACGTTGTTGACGCAGAGGTCGAAGTCGAGGGCCCAGAGACCGGCTACCTGCTCGGCGGTGAGCTGCTCGTTCATCGGACACCTGCCTTGGTGTTGCGGCCCGGAGGGGTGACGTAGGGCAGGCCGAGGCGGTCGTGGCGGACGCGGAACACCTGGCGGTCGTGCATGCCGAGGCGGTCTGCGATCTGGAGGTCGGTGAGTCCGTCTGCGTGGAGCCGTCGAACGGCCTCGTCACGGTCTGCGCGGCGGAGCGCGGAGGCGGGGAGGTGGCCTTCCATGGCGAGATCGACAGCGACCCAGTCGTAGTCGACGTCGAGGGCGAAGGAGGTGCTCATCGTTGAGGCCTTCCGGACGGGACAGCAAGCCGGTAGGCACCGACGAGCCAGAAGAGTGCGACGAGAAGGCCGAGACCGCTGTTGAGCGGAATCGAGGCCGCTGCAGCGATGGCTGCGACGAGAATGGCGGCGGCGAACCAGACGGCGGAGCGCATCATGAGACGGGTCCTGCGAGAACGACTGCCACGCCGGCGGCGACGACGAGCAGCGCGGCGACCCAGCCGGCGCAGGCGAGTGCGAGTTCGTCGACATTCAGGCGCTGGGCGCGGGTGCGGCGGTTCACGACGATGCCCCAACCGGTGCAGCGGCTTCGGCGATGAATCCGCTGGGGCGTCCGTAGAGCGACTCGACGGTGACGTTGAGCACGTCGGCGAGTTCGGCGAGTTCGGATGCGGTGATGGGGGTGTTGCCGCTCAGGCGGCGGGATACCTGCGACTGCTGCCAGCCGAGCATCTGCGCCAGGGAGCGCTGAGAGAGCTTGCGTCGCCCGAGAAGTGCACGCACTTCCTCGGCGATCGATTCGGGTTGGATCGGCATGTGATGCAGTCTGCATCGCTTACTGACGCAGCGCAAGGGTTTTGGATCATTTTGCGTTGCAGCGTGTCGCGCTACGAATGATGTTGCGCCGCCTATTGATCCGTTGGGCGGCAGAGTGATACGTTGCCAGCATGAGTGATGCGCAACCGATTGAGCATGTGGACGTCAACCAGCTCGTCGCCGACAACGTGCGGGCGGAGCTGAGCCGTCAGCGCTGGTCCGGTCGTCAGGCGGCCGTGGCGCTTGGCGTGACGAACACGTACATCAACCGCCGCACCAGCGGGACGACGCCGATGGCGCCGAGCGATCTGGCGATGTTCTCGGCGCTGCTGAGCGTTCCGGTCTCGCGGTTCTTCGAGGAGATGCAAAAGGCCCCCACCCGAAGGGGTGAGGGCCTGTCGCTCCCCGAGTTGGACTCGAACCAACAACCTGCCGGTTAACAGCCGGCTGCTCTGCCAATTGAGCTATCGAGGATCACTGCGGCTCCGCTGGAAGGCGGTTGAACA